ATGGTGGTAATAGAATAGATGTGCCTTTAGGAATAGGAACCCTCCCCGGAAAAAAGACCTTATCTGAACTGGCTAAAACGGAGCCCGTAATTTCGGCAGGGTTTTCGGGATTCAACACAAACATGGGTAAACCAAGACCTTTCTCAAACACTACCAATCAATTCGATCCACAACAAAGAATTATAGATGATGCGTTAGCTCCACTTGGAGATCGCGTCAGTATGTATGAAGATGATCCATCTATAGCGTTTGGCTTTGGCGGCGAACCTTTTGATTTATCGGAGGGTGCGGAGTCAATTAGCTCAGTTTCTCCTAATGCTGACATGATAACGGGTCGTCCAACCTTCGCTTTTCAAGACGAGTTCGATGCAGATCAAACAAATAGACAACCTCCTCAAGCTGTTCTTCCTCAAGTTTCAAGCTTTAGACCTACGTTTGATGTAGAGAATCAACAGAGAACAGGTAGGGAAGATTCTTTTGGGAGAGGTCAATCGTTAGGATACTCACTTCCACCTACCTCAGACGATAGAAACATTGTTCCAGATCGTATACGCGAGACGGCATTAGAAAACCAAGCTTTAAGAGAAAAGGGTAGGAGAGAAGGTACGAGTATAGACTTGTTGGAAAGAGACTATTCAGGAATAGATGACGTAAACTCTAACCTATATGATGATCGTTTTGAGAGAGAAGAATCAAAGATGTTTGATTTTAACAATGAGTTACAAGAAACCATTGCAGAGTATAACAAGCGCAAAGAAAACCAACAAAGAGCAAACAGGGAGGCTTCTCTTGGGGGCGCGGATCAAGGTGTTTTACCTCAATCGGTAGCTCCTTACGGTGGACAAGAGTTTAACGAATTAGAAAGACTCACGGATAACGCAAGAGCGAAGAGACTTGGTAAGTTAGGCACTGCTACAGGTTTTGAGAACAACATGCCGTTAGAACAAGAAGGACCTCTTGTAGAAAGAGACTCTAGGATCCGAGATGCGATGGCACCGGATGGTTTAGACGACAACATGTACAATGATGGCTCTGAGATATTTGACTTAAGTGAGACATATGATCCATCGGGTGGCGGTTTTACAGGTGGCGGTGGTGGCGGTAGTTTCACTGGATGTCCTGAAGGTTATGAACCAATGACACTAGAAAACGGAGAAACAGTTTGTGTTCCTATTGAGGAAGAGGTGATTGAAGAAGAAGTGGAGGAGGTAACTCCGGTTACTCCAACAGTTCGGCCTACTATGGGGCCCGTATACGTTACAACCTGGTGAACAAGGGGTTGGTAGTTTAGCAGATGTTCTTCAGCTTCAAAATTATCCAAATATAGTCTAATGGATCTACAAGCTCTTCCCGAAGAGGCGTTAAAAGAAATACTAAGCCTCACCGAAGCTAAGAAACGCTTAGATATTAGGGACGAGGCGCAAGAACATTTCATGCCGTTTGCACATCATGTGTACGAGAACTTCATTGAAGGGCGGCATCACCGGATTATTGCAGAAAAACTAGAGCAAGTGGCGCAAGGTAAGCTAAAAAGGCTTATTATTAACATGCCACCTCGTCATTCTAAGTCTGAGTTTGCCTCCTATCTCATGCCAGCATGGTTCTTGGGCCGTAATCCCAAGCTTAAAATCATTCAGGCTACGCATAATACGGAGCTTGCTGTACGTTTTGGTAGGAAAGTGCGAGATTTAATAGACGATCCGCAATATAAGGAGGTTTTTCCTGACACGCACCTTAAAGAAGACAACAAAGGTGCAGGAAAATGGCAAACAAGTGCTGGTGGAGAGTACTTTGCGGCGGGTGTAGGTGCTGCGGTAACGGGTCGTGGTGCGGATTTGTTTGTTATTGATGACCCACACTCGGAGCAAGACGCTTTAAGCGAGACTGCATTCGATCATGCGTATGAATGGTACACTTCTGGTCCTCGACAGCGTCTTCAACCGGGTGGATCCATCATAATTGTTATGACTAGGTGGGGAAAGAAGGACTTAACGGGTAGATTACTGGCTGCACAGGGGTCAGATGTGATGTCTGATCAGTGGGAAGTGGTGGAGTTTCCAGCTATTTTGCCCTCAGACAAGGCATTATGGCCTGAATTCTGGGAAAAAGACGCATTATTGTCTATTAAGGCCTCTCTTCCAGTAGCTAAATGGTCAGCGCAATGGCAGCAACAACCGACCACATCAGAGGGTGCAATCGTTAAAAGAGAGTGGTGGCAGCCTTGGGAGAAGGAGAAAATACCCCCTTTAACGTATATTTTACAGGCATATGACACAGCATTTTCAAAAAAAGAAACTGCGGACTATTCAGCGATCACAACTTGGGGTATATTTAACCCAGAAGAAGGTGGACCAGACAACATAATTCTACTGGATGCCAAGCGAGGGCGTTGGAATTTTCCAGAACTAAAGGAAGTTGCGTTTGATGAGCATGAGTATTGGGAACCAGACATGGTATTGATTGAAGCGAAAGCTACTGGTACTCCTTTGATACAAGAGTTGCGGCTTCGGGGCATTCCAGCGTTGGGATTTGCGCCTGGAAGAGGCACGGATAAAATAACTCGTATGCACATGGTTGCGCCAATGTTCGAAGCTGGTGTAGTATGGGCACCAACGGACAAGAAGTTTACGGACGAAGTAATAGAAGAGGTTGCGTCATTTCCTAATGGTGATCATGATGACTTTTGTGATAGTATGACGTTAGCTATAATGAGATTCCGACAAGGGGGATTTGTTTCTCTTGAAGGAGAAGACATAGAAGAAGATTATTACCCTCAGAAAAGGGAGTACTACTGATGGCACTACCACCACAACCAATGGGATCAATTGTAGATTCAGGCCTTATGCAAGGTGGACCACAAGAAGAAATGTTGGGACAAGAAATTGAAGTAATGGCACCGGAAGAGTTTGAAGGTGGGGCAGAAGTTATCCCAGACGGAGAAGGTGGTGCTATAGTTCAAGCCATTGCAGAAGCAACGGGCATGGACATAAACGATATGATTGAGCATGACTCTAATCTAGCTGAGTATTTAGACGAAGAGGTTCTTACAGAAATTTCTATGGATCTCAGGGCATCGTTTGAAGATGACTTACAATCAAGAGATGCTTGGGAAGAAACGTATACTAAAGGTTTAGATCTATTGGGTGTTGGGAGCACTGATCGTTCTGTTCCGTTTGAAGGAGCTTCTGGAGTAACACATCCGTTAATCGCTGAGTCGGTAACTCAGTTCCAAGCACAAGCGTATAAGGAATTACTGCCTTCTGGTGGTCCTGTTAAGACGAAAGTCATTGGTGTTGCAAATCCAGAGACCGAGGGTCAAGCTACTCGTGTCAAGAACTTTATGAATTATTTGATTATGGAGAAGATGGAAGAGTTTGATCCAGACATGGATCAGATGTTGTTTTATTTACCGTTATCAGGTTCTACGTTTAAGAAAGTTTACTATGACGAGGCCAAAGGTCGTCCTGTATCTAAGTTTGTTGCAGCGCAAGATGTAGTGGTTCCATACACTGCTACTGATTTGGTCACCGCACCACGGATATCACATGTTTTAAAGATGACAGACAATGAAGTTAGAAAACTTCAAGTTAGCGGTATATATCGAGACATTGAGCTAGGAGATCCTGGTGATACTGAGGAAGACACTGTTGAGCAGAAGGTAGATGAGCTTCAAGGGATTTCAAGGACATATAAGGACGAACTGAGAAACATTTTAGAAATACACTCTGTTATGGAGATAGAGGGTTTTGAAGACAAAGACGAGCAAGGAGAGCTCACAGGGATAAAACTTCCATACATCGTAACGATAGATAGAAGTAAGGGTGATGTATTATCTATTCGCAAGAACTATGCAGAGAACGATCCTTTAAAACAAACGATTCAATATTTTGTACATTATAAATTCATGCCTGGGTTAGGCTTCTACGGTTTTGGTTTAACTCACATGATTGGGGGTCTTGGACGTGCTGCTACTAGCATCCTACGTCAGCTAATCGACGCTGGGACGTTGGCTAATTTGCCAGCGGGATTCAAGGCTAGAGGTGTAAGGGTTCGTAATTCGGATGACCCGTTACAACCGGGTGAATGGCGGGATATAGATGTACCTGGTGGCGATATAAGGAGTGCGATTACACCGCTTCCGTATAAAGAACCATCTGCTACGTTGGCTCAATTGCTGGCGGCTTTGATCGAAGGTGGACGGAGATTTATCTCTGTTGCTGATGAGCAAGTTAACAACATGAGCGGCGAAACACCAGTAGGCACGACTGTTGCTATGCTGGAGCGTGGCATGAAGGTGATGTCGGCGATACACAAAAGATTGCATTACGGACAAAAGAATGAGTTTAGAATACTAGCTCGGATTGTTGCAGAGAACCTACCTCCGTTCTATCCGTACCAAGTTGCTGGAGCGAGTCCTGAAATAAAACAACAGGACTTTGACGGACGTGTAGATATCATTCCCGTATCAGATCCCAACATATTTTCTATGGCACAACGGGTAGCATTGGCTCAAAGTCAGCTACAACTAGCGCAATCCAATCCAGAGATGCATAATATGTACGCATCGTATCAAAGGATGTATCAGGCGTTAGAAGTTCAGAACATAGACGAGATCTTACCTCCGATACCAGAGCCTCAACCAATGGATCCAGCGATAGAGAACGCGAGGGCGTTGTCAGGACAATTGCTTCAGGCTTTCCCAGATCAGAACCATGATGCACATATCATGGCGCATATGATCTTTATGAAAACACCACTTGTGCAGACTTCTCCACAGATAATGGGAACATTCTACGCGCACCTCCAAGAGCATTTGAATTTTAAAGCTACGAATCAGGCTATACAGGAGGCGCAAGAAATCATGCAACAAGTTCAGCTATTGGCTCAATCGGGAGGCATTAGTCCTGAACAGGCGCAACAGGAGATTGCTGACATACAAGCTGGTCTTAACGATCCATCCGCTTTGGCTAATTACGTTGCAGAGATATCGGCTAAGATGATGGGAGAAATCATATCAGAGTTGATCCCACCACCCAATGATCCGATGGCTGACCCTCTGGTTCAAATCAGGATGCAAGAGCTGCAAATAAAACGAGACGATGTTGAGAAGGATAATGAAATAGACAAAGCTCGACTACTTATGGAAGCCGCTAAAATGGAACAACGGTCTGCTACAGATGCGGCTCGTCTTGAGGTTCAAGAAGAGATTGCAGAGGATCGAACCGAAGTAAACAGAGAACGTATTGAGGTTCAACGAGAGGCTATGGAAGCGAGAAACAGGAGATAGACTAATGCCACTTAAAAAGGGAAAGTCTAAGAAGGTTGTTAGTTCAAACATCAGCAAGCTAAAGTCTGAGGGCTATCCTCAGAAACAAGCTGTAGCGATTGCTCTATCTAAAAAAGGCATGGCTAAAGGTGGCATGGTTAACTCTAGGTTTAGTCCTATATCTAAGCCGCAAAGGTTCTTAGGAGTTTTTTGATTATGCGGGGAAGATTACTGAGTACTTTGCTTCTGTGCATCCTTCTATCAGGATGTAGCACAATAAGTTGCAAAGTTCTTTCTTTGAATAATATTTGTTCATGGGGCGCGGTAGATGAGAGTTAAGAAAAAAACTGTTTTAATATGTTTTATTATAGCCTTCATTATGGTTGGCTATTTATTTTTCGCGGCTATAACACAAGCCGCAGATAGTAACACGGTTTCCTCGACTGTCATAGATAAATCGGTGGGGACTGCAAATGCGCCAGGAATAAACATCAATCAGAATGATTCTTGTGGTACGGCTAACTCCATAGCAATACAATCCCAAATCCTCGGCATTGCCAGAGGTAAGGCTATAATAGATTTGAACTGTGAGCGTATTAAATTAGCTAGGGTTCTAGGTCAGTCTGGTTTGCGCGTGGCATCAGTTTCTGTGCTTTGTGGTGATCCATCTGGCCGCGTGTTTGACGCTATGTGGAGGGCAGGCACGACCTGTCCATTTGGTTCTTTATTAGATCAGGGTTTGATCGGAGAAGAAGCCAAGGTGATGTGGATAAAGAACTCTGGAATGATACCCGAAGGCAGTCACTTTAAAAAGATGATTGAGCAAGAAAAATTAGCAAAAGCAGAAAAGAAAAAAGCGGCTGCGAAAGTTAAAAAGAAAAAGTTAAAAGAAAAGAAAGTAACCAAGGATGATACATCAACCAGTAAGAA